AAAGTTTGACCTTATCGAAAACGATGAGGTCATTCATTTGTTTAAGATTACTCACTTAGATAATTCTACTGGCGTTTATGATAACAAAGGTAAATTAGTAATGAGTAGTTATATCAAACCTAATAATAATGAGGAGGATAATACTGATGCTTAATATTATAATTCACACATCAGTTCATATTTTGATGATCGCCTTTACACTTTATTTCATTAAAGAAATATTTGGAGGTAAATAATTATGAAAAAAAAACATAAACTTTTCCCTTATGGTTATATGAGTCAACACATAAAAGGTTATTGTGTAAGAACTAAACAACCAATTTATGAATATAACCATAATTTACCTAAGCAAAAATCTTACTTTAGGTTTTATTTTAGGGTAGTAATGATTTCTCTTTTACTATGTGGTGCTATGGCTCTTATGGGTTGTAGCACTACGCCAAACGACATTATTGTTGATAGTAGAGGAAAAAGTTCTGCTAACGTAGATGGTTCAGCAGATAGATACCATGATGACTTTTATACTTGCAAATCTTTAGTTGAAGATAATACTAATGCCTTATTAAATAGTGGTAAAGTATTGTATAATGGTTTTCGTTGGAGGGTGTTATGGCTGTCGCCTAGATTGAGTACCAGACAAGATTTAATTAATAATTGTCTGACTGGGCGTGGCTATAATGTAATTAATAAATAATAATATGAAAGGAAACTACAATGTCTAATATTATAGATAAAATCTTTGATAACAGCGAAGATGGTAAACCTAACTACGCGATTGATCTTGTCGATGGTACAAGATTATATTTAAGAGGTCAGGTTTTACACCCACTACCACAATCTGGTGATGCGATTGACTTTACTGTTATCAATGTAAAAACATCTGACAAAGGTAATCAATATACCAATGTTAAAGATGTAAGAGTTGCACATAATCATACAATGGAAAATGATTATCCAGTAGATATGCAATCAGCTAGTCCAGTTCAATCAACTAGACCAGCAGCAACTTCAATGAATAAAAATGATACTCAAAGAATGGACATATTTGTTACAGGAGTTGTTGGGCGTTCAATGGGTAGTGGTCATTTTAGCGTTCAAGATATTAGCGATCTGACAAGAAATGCGGTGAAAGCATTTAATGACAATCTCAAAAATATCTAAAGATTATAAAACAATCTTTTACAAGTATTGGGGGCTATCAAAAACAGATAGCCTCTCATGCTGGGGTTGTTTTCAAAGACCAGCCATTGAGATTCATCATTTAAAATCTCGTGGCTTTGGTGGGAGTCCAAAAAATCTTTTGAATGTACCACGCAATTTATTCCCAGTATGTCGCCAATGCCATACTTTGGCTCATTCTAATAGAGCAGTAAATGAAGAGTTTAGAAAAGAATTAAATCAAAAGATAGACGAAAAGGAGTTTGAAGAAAACGAAAATGGCATCTGATATTTATTCATTAGATTTTAACCCAAATATTTTATCCTCTAAGCAAGAAGAACTAGGGTTAAGTTTTGCTGATGATGACACAGCAGTTGAACTTATGAAAAAAGAGGAAAAGATGTTGATAGCAGAATTAACACTAGAACATACTAAAAATAGTGGGTATAAGAACATGACAGAATTAAATGGACACATTTATTCTGATGAAAAGTTTAAGCAGTTTACCGACAGATACAGGGAAACTCTTAAAGCAAGGAATCGTTCTAAGATTAGATACGAAACCTTTAAGGCTTTTCGTGACGACCTCAGAACTAAAGTCGTGAACGAAAGGGAATTGGCAAAAAACTTATAGAAAGGAGTTTATATGAGCCAGAACAAACAAATACTATCTTACCTACAACAAGGTAAAAAACTAACCCCAATAACAGCACTAAATAAATTTAATTGTTTTAGATTAAGTGCAAGGATTCTCGATCTAAGAAAAGAGGGTCATAACATTACTACTGAAAATGTTACTCGTAAGGGTAAGACTTTTGCAGAATATTCATTGGAGGTCAAATGAGTGATTCAATATTTATAGGGAATATTCATTTTTTAAATGAAGAAGAAACAAAAAAATTATCTTCTCAAAAACTTGGTGGTTGGATATTTGCAGTTGAAGATGAACATGGCAATCATGTAATTCCTAAATTTTCTCACCCATATAATTATTTGTTACATAATTTAATGATTGAAGTAACTAAAAATAAAAAACCAAAAATGCAAATAAAACAAAAAGAAGCTGATTTGTTAATGAAAAGGAGTAAGGCATGAGTAAAACTGGTGCTTGGTATATGTCAATGCAAGAAGATGCTGGCGATCTAACTAAAGATGAGTTCATTGAAAAACATGGTGAACATAATCTTGATATATGGACTGAGGTTCACGAAGAACTTGGGGACATTGAAGATATGCAATCTAGGTTAGATCAAGTCGTATCAAGAATGAATAAAGCATTTACAAAAAAGTTAACTAATTGAAAGTTAAAATATGAAAAAAAAAACAGAAAACTCTCGTATGGGTTTGATAGATAAGTTCCCTGATATGCGAGCAATCGCAGATAAGGTTAGGGACAAGAAAATGAAAGAGTCTCAAAAATTATTTCATTTTAGAAAATTTGATGAGGGCGATAAAAGTTTATTGCCCTTGTCTTTTAGTCATCTAAATGAGTTTGCTTTCAATCGTGAACGATGGGCGTTGCGTAGGATATTTGGTTTTGAATTTCCTAGTAGTGCTGCAGCAGAACGAGGTAAAGCAGTGGAGTCAGGTTTGAATATGTGGCTCAATGGTATGGATAAACAAGACGCTATAGATAAGATGGTTGATGAGTTCCAAGCAAACTGTAAGTTGTTTGATGACCCAAAAAAACAAGAGGAGGAGTACAACTTAATTCCTTTATTTAATGAGGGTATCAATGCTTTTAATGAATTTGGTTTCAAATGGAATCTATTAGGTTATCAAAAAAAGGTTGAACTCGATATACATGGAGTACCACTGATAGGTTACACTGACTTTCATTTTGAGGATAAGCAAACTAAGGAGGATTTTTACATTGATCTGAAAACGACTAAGCGTAAACCTAGTGGCTTATCTATGTCTCATGCTATGCAACAAGCTATCTATCAACGAGGCACAAATGCAAACCAAAAACTTTGGTACTTGATTGCAAAAAAATCTAGCACTGAATTTGAAAGTATGTCTTTGACTGACTACGATAAACCATTTAGGATATGCGAACATATCGTATTTGTTATGGCTAATTATCTAAAACAAGTAAATTCACCAGATGACGTTAGAGATAGTCTTATTCCTAACCCTGATGACTGGATTTGGCGAGATAACGCTGTCCTAGAGGCACGAAAGGAGGTTTGGGGGTATTAAGTACCCCTAACCCTTAAAAGTCTCTGTACGGCTCTTAAATTGCGATTTTGAGCAGCCTTAAATGATTTTCTACTTACTTTTCTTCTTTTTATTGGTCTTTTATTTATTAGCTCAGTAATAAGTGCTGATGTGGTAATGCCAGTCATCTACCAGTAGTCCTCATAGCGACTCGGTGGGCTTGGGAAAAAGTAAGTTTCCTCCTACCACCCATCAGCCGAGCCATTGACCTCATGTGTTTCAAACTATGATGTCTTGCATGAGATCGCATAGTTTTTTGTTGTCTAGGCGTTAGGTCTTTAATAATATTTTTTATAGACGCTACCTTGACCACTATCTTTTCTTTTTCTTCTTCTTTTTAGGTTTGCTCATCTTAGACATTTTTGATTTTTTCATGCCTCTAGAATGAGAACCTTTGCCAGTATGATAAGGCATATTTATTTCCCCTTTTTCTGTTTCTTCAAAATTGCCATCTGCAACGCTTTAGGCAACTTTTTTTGTTTTGTAGTTAGACCTACAGCTTTTTTCTTTTTTTTAGCCATCGTCTAATGCAATACATAATTATGAACTATAACAATCAAAACGATTGCTATTGCTATTTGCACCCAAGATTTTAACTCAGTAAATGCGTGCCACCACTTTGTTATTTTCTGTTCAACAAATTTTCTAGCCATAATGACTCCTTTCGTTATTTGGTAATACCTTTAGTTTTTTCGAAAGTTCTTAATGCCCCCATACCTAAAAGGGACATAACTAAAGGCATCAATGTACCCATATCTAACTCAGGTATGTTTACCACTTCATACTGCAACAATCCACAAATAAACAAAATAAATTTACTTAGTACAAATTCCCAGAAAATTGCTAATGCACAGCTCATACCTATGAGGGGGCGCCAACTCCGCTGCAGCATTCCTGAAATACCACCAGCAGTAGATTTAGCATCAGCTAAATTTATATCCATTTGTTTTAACTTTACTTCATTTTCTAATTCAAGAAGTTTTGCTTTTGCTTGTGCTTTTTCTTCTTCACTTACATGAAGATCATCGACTATTTTTCCAACACTATCAACTAATCCACCAGATAATAATTTTCCTAATACCATTTACGACTCCTCTATAATTTTTGCTAAGGGTTCATATCTTGATGTCAAAGTTCTATAGAGTTTGGAGTCTCTAAGTTCATTTGCCATACCAGCCCAATCACCCTCTTGCATTCTTGCTCTCATATTTTTAAACATGAAAAGTTTTGGCTCACCAATATTATAAGCTGTTTCAATAATTATTTCACGAATCTGGTCTGGTACTTCGCAACTGCCTATGTATCTATCTGCTACATTTTGATAAACCAAAAAATCTTTTTCGAATTGTTCCTCTAAAACCTCTGTTGAATATTCTACATCTGGTTTGTAAGGGTCAGTATCTAGGCATTTGTGTCCGTAACCTATGGTCATAAAATCCTCTTGGATAGTTTCACCATTTGCACCTTTATATTTCAAGAAATAGCCTTTATTAGAAAAGCCCTCTGATGCCTTAATTTTCTTTTTTACTTCTTCGTACATTAGCCCACCATTCTAAGCACCCAAGCAATAAACTGGGTAGTTACCATAAAACCAATAGTCCATAAAACGTAATTGAGTTTACGAACCTCTTTTTGCAAGTGAAAAATATGATTTGTTTCTAATAGCTCAATCTTATTGTAAATATTTACAATATGCTCTTTTGTTGTTTTTGGTGCTATTTTAGTCATAGTTCATGAATACCATAGTGAGTTTTTATTTCAACTGACTTAAAGGGTTCTCTAATGCGTTTCTTATTTGTTTTTCAGTCTTTTCCTCTAAGGCTAGCATATCTTCTTTAATGTCATTTATTGCCTCTTTTAAATCTCTTGAATTTTCTCGACTATCTTCTTTTACTCTTTGCTCTACATCTTCAACAATAGTCTCAATTCTACGAACATCTGTTTTTAAGTCGTTTTTAAGTTCTTTTGCTACATCAGCTACTAAAGCTACTTCTTCAAGAATAATTGATATTTCTGATTGCAGCATATTGAACTCAGTATCTAAAACCTCTAATTTCTTATCAAAACCTGATAAATCTGGGCTTACAAAACTCTGTATTTTAGCCTCCATATCTAAATACCTTTGATATACTTCAAAACCTCCCCACAATGCACCTACAAAAGTTGTTAGTGCTGTTATAATAACAACAATACGCCCTCCCTTAAAGGACACCCCACCAAAAGTTACTTCTGCCACTGACTATCTACCATTTCATTTATTAATTGGTCACTGCCTCCAAACAGCAGATAACCAGCTAAATTATTATCAGATATTACTGCATCAGGCAAAGTAGTATCTGTAAAAAAGTTTGCTCTGTCATTGAGGACTTGTTGAGATTCAAAAAATGATTTAGTGTTACCCAATACTTGCATAACTACAAGGGTTTTGATTTGGCTACTCTCATCGTATTTTTCTTTATCATCTATCTTTTTCATAATTTTTTTTACAGCTTTCTCTTTAGATGATTCCTTTTTCACAACAGTTTTCTTCTCGGTCTCTTTTTTATCGTCTTGGCTTTTTTCTTGCTTGGGTTCTTCTTTTGCCTCTTCTGTTTCTGTATCTTGTTCTTTGGGTTCTTCTGTCGATTCTTCAGTTTTCTCTTCAGTTGGCTCTGAGTTATCGTTTTCACTTGGGGATTCTTGTGTTGGTTCTGTTTGCTCTTCTACTTCTGGCTGAGTTTCAACAGTTTCCTCTATCTCTACTTCTAAATCCATTTCTAACTCCATTTCAATCTCAGCCTCTACATCTACCACAGTAACCTCAACTGTTTCTGACTCAGGTAAATCTAAACTTGCTACTTGTATTTCTTCTATCTCTATTTCTGCAATCTCAATCTCAACCGATTCGTAAGTTATTTCTTCTACCTCAATAGGCTCAAAATCAAAACCTAAATCAGTTTCTATTGGCGCATTACTATCAAAAATATCCTCAACAACATCAATTACTTCATCTGGTACATCTGGGTTTAATGCAACAAACATTTCTACAGTAGTTATAGTTTGTTCAACTATGGTGTTCACTACATTATACAAAACTTCTACAGACACATCATCGAACATCACGCCCACTGCCATGTTAATATCACGCCCGCCCACCTCTATGATGATCGTTGTAATGCTGCCTGTAAAATCAAATCCACCTGAGTATTGTCCATACTGACTGTTTGTGCCGCTAGCACTTAGAATATCAGTACCACTAAATACATCTGTTTTCCCATTTCTGCCTGTTATGTGCATATAAATAGAGTCTTGAGCATCAGGTTTGTAAACTTTTATTTCGTAATTAGTTCTGCCTCCATGAGTAAAATTTAGATCAGATATATCAACTGTGTTAATAAAAGTAGTACCCATATTTGGTACGCCCATATTAGACGTTGAATTACCTCCACCAGTTATCATAGCACATTTATCAGTACCTAATTGACCACAAGTAGAACCAGATGGCATTGTTGCAGGCCCTTGACCTCCCCAGTCAATATCCATATCACCCTCTTTTGATGGTACTACATAACCATTATCACCATCTAAAATATCGCCAGAACTCTCATTAGTTACTGTGGTAGTAGTAGTTGTAGTTGTTGTTTCAGTGGTAGTTAAAATACCATCGGCTTGGAACTCAATAGTCTCAATGCTTGTCTCTTCAATGATTTGCTCAATAGTAGGCGTACATAAACCTAAAGTATCAGTATCGCAATCTACAGCTTTACTAGAAAATGATAGGCAAGCCAATATACATAGCCATACCCATAATGACAAATTTTTCAAAATCATTCAAATCTCTTACAGTGTGATTAGTTTTCTCTTCTTCTTCTTTTACTTCTTGCATTTTAGCAAAAATAATACTGCCCTCTGGAATCATGTCAGGATTTTCTTCCCAACCTTTTCTAGCTTCTTCCCCAATACTTCCATTATATGGACAATAAGTGCCTGCGTTCCACATCGCGTCATATACTCTACTATCAGCACATAAAGTTGATATAGCTGCTACTTTCATTCCCATAGCATACAAAGACCTAGATAATTTTAATCGTTCACAATTTTCGTCTCGCACCGTCATTCCAGACGAAATTCCAAGTATCTGGGTTTGCACAGCGCCTGCTACCGCTGTCTTACAAACATCAGAATTATTTACTACTACACTTGGACTATTTGCAGTTGGAGGTGTCGAATTTGTAACAACCGTAGAACTCACAGTGTTTGTCTCAGCCATAGCTGAGTTCATCATACTATTAAGAAAAAAAATTATTATAGTGGCTAATATTGTGCCTATGATAAAAGGTTTCCACATTACACATTATGGTTTCGTTGGAAAATTAACTGCATCAACCTCTTCTTTTGTTGTAAGTCCGTTTGTCATATCTCTTAATTCTTGACGATAAGTTTTCATGTCATCTGAAAGTGTTTGATCTGATAAAGCAAGATAATCTGTTTCTGCAAGTAATTCATTTCTTTTTATTCTTAAAGAAAAGATGGCTTTTTCAAATGTATTATTATTATTTATATCAGTTTGTTTTTGTGCTTCTTCTTCAGCAGTTAAATCTACCAATGCACCATCTAAATATTTCTTCATTGTTTAATCCCATATAAACTAATATTACCAGCAGTTATATTTGCACTACCAGCAGTCAATACACTAACAATATTACATTGTTGGCTTCCAGTTCTTATATATCCTTTAGACATAAATCTGTAAGAATTTTGACCACTTACCATTCCTTGATAGACACAAGTCTTATTACCATTACTTGTTGTCAAATCGTATAAAACACACTCACCTGATTGTACTTCTGATCCAGCCATGTTTTCGTGATGACCACCTAATGGAAACATTGTATCACTTGAACCACTTATACCTCCAAAACTTGTTCCGTTATGAGCATCTGCCATTCCAGCTTTTATGTGATCTGAACTTGTAACCAAAGTACCACCAGCACCAATTCTTATCGCTAAATTATCATTACCAGATAATGTTACCCCATTAAAAATAATTTTATAAATTTTATAAGTGCTTGTTATATAACTTGAACCAAAATCAACATTTGCTACTGCACTTGATACAGTTGTTGTAATTAAATGTACAAAATCTGCATCATCACCAGCACCACTCACAGTGCCTGTAAAGACAAAATCATCTGCTAAATTTATTCCTCTTGATCTAACTTTTACTAATGTCATGATTCACTCCATACACTATGTGTCAAATTTCCATTATCGTCTAATGCTAATAATTCATCATATTCGGTTTCAGTTGTATAATCTGCTGGAATATTTCTCAAATTATCACGCCAAGTTTTAAAAGATGTTGTTAAATTAGTTCCTTTTTCTTTTGCCATTACTACTTGCCAATCAGATTCATTTAATTTTTTATCTCTAATGCTTCTTATCTCTGCAATTTTTCTTTCAGCAGAATCATTTTCGTAGGCGTTCCATTTGTCTACTAATGCTTGTTTCTCTGTATCTGTTAAATCTACTAAACCATCTGATGTCACTTTTTTATCGCTAACATCTTCTATTGTATATGTTTTGCCCATTATGATGCCGCCAATCCGTAAATTTTCATGTATGAACTTGAAACAGCAGCAGTTAAATTTCCACTTGCTCTATTAATAAGAAAGCCTGTAGCATTTGCACCACTTTCTGACATTCCACCACCAGTAGAAAATAAGTAATATCCAGCTTGTACTCCACAAAGCCTCCACTGCATATTTATATCGCCTGTTGAACCACCAATAGGTTGCCACATTTCTATTATACCATTCATACCTGAACCATTTGTTGATCTTGAACTACCAAAAATTTGAATACCATTTGCTGCTGCTGTTTGATTGTGTCCACCATCTTCGTCTGACGCATTTCCTCTGTTAGCTTTCCATGCAGCCCTTATTGTACCAGCAACAGTTCCGCTACCATCTTGGAAAGTAAATCTTAAATCTGCTGGCCCATCATCAGGTGTAACTAATTGTAAATCTATCATAAAATGTTTGTAAGAAGAATAAGTTGTAAAGAAAGAACTCTGATTAAATTCTGCAACCCCTGATGATAAATCAGTATTACTCAATAAAGTCCATGCACCACCCCCAGCATCAGCAAAAGATAATTGACCTATGCCTGTTGTACCTGAACCACTTACACTTGCTACTTTTAAAAATTTATCAGCAGTAACATTTCCTGTAGGGAAAGTAAGAGTATATGATTGACCAGCCGAATGTGCAGGCGATCTTAGCTTGATTCCGTGGCTGTTCTGTTCACAATTAAGCTGTAGTGTACCCCCAGTAGTATTGTCGCCTTTGATCTGTAAACCAGCAGCACTTGATGTTGATACAAAATTAGTTTTTGCATTTGTTACAGTTGCATCGCTTGGAGTACCAATATCTAAAACATTACCAAGTGCTAAAACAAAATCTATTGAGTCTGATGAAGTAAGGGCAGAACTAAACGTAAGAGTAGAGCCTGAAACTGTATATGAACTACCAGCTTTCTGGATTGAGCCATTAAGTGATACCAGTAAATGATTTGCAGATTCTGGAACAAAGGCAACTGAATCTAATGTTAAACTATAACTTGCTGTTGCACTTGCTGTAAGTGCATCGAGCATTGAGTAAGCACCAGTTTGAGGTTCTTTGCCAATATAACTCATAATTTATCCATTTCTGCCTTAACTGTTGTATAATCGCACCCATCAGGTTTGTCATCTATCCAAGTAATATTGTTATCAAAATCATCTTCGCTTGTTATGTCACCAATTATATTTATTTGTAAGTTTCCATACAAATTTCTTAATGCTTTGTGAAATTTTACAATATTGAAATCTTTTAATGCTTGAGTATCACTATCTGCCATTTTAACTTCCGTCTATCTCTAATGCTGTCACATGGTGTTTGCCATCAAGTCCTAAATACCCTGTGTGTCCTGAATTAGCAACTCTATGATATACTTTATACTCTATAGCACTTGTTGTGTTTGGGCTGTCTAAATAATTACCACCAAATTCATATCCAATATCATTGAAAGACACTGAATGTCTATAAGAACCACCAAAACCACCATTGTCACTTGATAATTCAGTACCTGAACCACCAGAAATATCTCTATATAAAGTATGGTAATGTTGATAATTTACACTGCTACTATCCATATAACCTAAAGAAGTATTATAGATAACTAAAATTTTTGAAGATGTTGCTGAGGGTGTAATATCAACTTTTATCCCACTATCGACAAACGATGTTGATGTTGTTGAGGTTAATATGTCTTGCATATTTCCAACGACTTGTAAAACTTTTCCAGCACTTACTCCTGTCAAATTTGCACCTGAAATAGCTGGTAATGCACCAGTCAAATCTGAGGCATCTAAATTTGTTAAGTTGCTACCATTCAAAGCTGGAAAAGTACCAGATGTGATTTTAGTTGCTGGTAAATCAGGAATATCCGTAGCAGTTAATGGTTGAGGAGTTGGAGTCTTACCAATATAGCCCATTCATAAATCCTATGTAATCTCTAATATACTTAATGTTGCGTCTATCTTTGCAGAAACTGAACAATCTATTTTCATAATGTCTGTTGTCTGCATGACATATTTACCACCAGATAAAACCTCTAATGAACTTCCAGCTGGAATACTTACATCTTTAATTAATAAAACTGTTTCGTTTGTTTCTGTGTCGCTTGTATCTGAAACTAATTGAACGTCAGCAGTGACTGCTGTTGTATGAATATTACAAAGTGTCAATCCAATAACGACTGTAGTGGTGGAACTTGGCACAGTGTATAAAGTAAGTGGAGTTCCAGCACTGGCTGGCATCGCACCATTTGTTTTTACTTTAAAAGTATTAGCCATTTATCCTCCTATCCTAAAGCGATTGCTAATGGCAAAGCGTTTGGGTCAGTCTCGCTGATAGTACCAGTAACACTCATCGTACTTGTCAAAGCATTACTTGATATGTTTAATTGTAAAATTTCTACGTTATCTGTGCCATCATTCATTTTTAATTTTAAAACCCCTGATGTAGCAGTATCTACCCATAAAGTACCAGCAACTGCTGATGATGGGGCAGAACTTCCACTATGTTGAGAGTTTACTGCCGATAAAATATTATTCAATTCAGTTCTAAATGAACTAAAACCTTGATTCGCTAAACTAACATCTGATACCTGAGCCATGTATTATCTATATCCTTTCTTATTTAACTTTGCAACCCATAACCTTTAGCGATGTAATCAAAAGTTCTATCAACTGATGCACCACTTGAATTGACAAAAGCAATAGTAAAACCAGAAACTGTTTTAGAACTAATTGTAAATACATCGCCTGTTGCCATATTCTGAGCAGATATACCTATCGCTGGTACTGCATAAAATGGGTTTGTGTAAGTAATTGTTTTACTGCCTGATGATGTAGCG